TCTTCTTATTCTCTAGGCGCGCTACGTTCCCTAATCTCGAAGCATCAATATTTTGCTGGGCAAACCTTGGGTCATAGCGAAGCTCATCATACTGGTTAATTAACGCACCTACCGCATCGGCGGGAGTCGCAAAAGCGGGTGGGTCATTTGGGTCGGCGCTTCGATTAACAGTTAAAGGTGCTGCAGTACCATCTTCGTACCGGCCCTCAGCTGTGACAGTCCCTTCTGGGCCGGGCGTAACCCGGTCGAAACTAAACCCTGCAATTTTACCGTTTTTTGCTAAATCAGTGTTCAAAACTAACGAGTTGAATTTGTCTAATGATGGGACTGATTCCCCATTGGCAGCCTTCTCGTAATCAGTCATAAGCTTATCACGGTCGAGCGTAATACCATCCGTGCTATACCCAGTGCCGATGGCTATAGCGCCGAGATTATTTACGGCGTCTCTATAGGATTGGTCCTCGGCGCCTTGTTGTTGGAGCTTAATAGCCGCTTGATTGGCATTGTGTGCGTTGAACGAATTGTACTGGCCTATGCCACTTTTCATGCTTGCTATTAAATCTACCATATCTGACCCCTCTACAATATGCCCGCGATAATAGCTGCCGCGCCTAAACCACCTATGGTTTGGTACATCATTGCGGTGCGTTGTGCGCGGGCTTGTTCGTATGCTTGTTTACGCGCTGATTCGTTTTGCGCGGCGCTAGAAAGCGCGGATAAACCTTCACGCTGGGTCCCCGACCCAATATTGATCAGGTCGTTCATCAGCGCTCTGTTCTGATCTTTCTGGGCTAAACGAGCGTTGGATATACTGTCGACGTCTACTAGGGCATCAGTCCTAGCAAGGGTGCTTCGCTGGTCCGCACGTTGGGCAGCTGTGTAGTTGGCTCCGTAGCGCATTGCGTTGCGGTTCATACGGGCCAACTGCTTCTCAGGCCCAGCCTCGGCATCAGAAACGGCAGAATCAATAAGGCTGGTGTCGGTCTGGGCCTTTTCGATTAGCTTTTCTTCAACGGGTGCCCAATTTTTTTTAAAATCTGCAAACTCGGCGCGCGTCATATTAGCGAGGGTTTTATCGGCATTTATTTTGCCGCCCTTTCGTACAACCCCGTCGCTATCTGTCGTAGTTTTGGGAAGCCGCCCTAAAAGCCTGTTGAGCCACCCTTGTCTCCCGTCTTCCGCCACTGCATCATTGACTATCGACTCGGCTAAGACATTTGAATTGCTCATAATCTATACCCCCTATCCCAATGCAGCCATGAAGGCTTTCAATTTTTCGTTATCGCCATCACTAGCGTGCTTAGCCAAGCCCGCACCGCCCATTTTGGCGAGCGCGCCGGCCGCAGCCATTGTCTTAGTTTCACTTGCTTTCATGCTTGCTATAGCATCGCTAGCTTTAATGGAGGCTAGCTGACCCATAGCATCTGTATTTACAGCGCCTTGTTTCTGCACAGTAGACAAAACATTCGACCCCCGCTTATTCTGGATACCCAAAGCTTTGTCATCTGCCTGCTGTAGGCCCTTAGAGAGGCCAGTCATGAGCCCAGTCGAGCGCGTCGTGTCGCCACCAAGTACGCTTAAAGCGTTTGCATTGCCCGCTTGTTGGTTTACGTCTGCATTACTCCTCCCTCGAGCTATATTTTTATAGTCATCGGTCGAAGCGTCTGCATACTCTTGTTTTGCTAAGGGGCTATACAAACGACGGAACCGTGCAGACTTATATGCACCAACTTCGGCATTTGCTCTTTCTGCCTCACTTGGAGGCGGCATTTTTGGTCTTCCACCCATTACAGTTCTCTCGTATAAACAACAGTGTCTTTATCCCACCCTTCGGCTAGGAGGTAATCTTCTAAAGCCTGAATAGGTGTTCGCGTCTCAATCTTTTTGTAACCCGCTTCTTTCGCGTTTTGTGCAAAGAAGTCGTAATACTTAATCGCGCAGTTTTGGCGCCTTTTCTTGGCCCAAGCCAGCCACAATAAAAATGTCATATCCCCATTAAACTGGTCTTGCTCATGGCTTGTAATTACAAATCCTTCTGGGGCTACCCAAAGTACTGCTTTCCCCATAACTACTTCGGCATATACATCTTCTGCTCTGAAGGTAAGTTGAGGCTGTTCTGCGAGTATTTCATCAATACCACTTTTTACCCATGCCCACTCTTGCCTAATATCCCCTACTAACGGTTCCTCAGTAGGCAGAGCGCCAGCCGCGTTTTCCGTGCCTTGTTTTAGTGCTAAGTCCACCATATTTTACTTTCCTTGCCACGCCTTCATCGGCATGCCTTGCTTTAAGTTCCGCGTCTCGAATGCCGCTGGCAAACAATCCGCCGTAGATGTTCGCGCCTTTGTAATCTGTCCAAGCTTGGTTGGGCATGCGCAACAAACGGAAAATAGCCCCATTAATAATTGTGTCCCTATAATTGTCGATTACAGAGACGTCGCACGCCGACGACGTTTGCGTTGGTTTAAGTGCTACCCGAAGTATGGTGCTATTCGAAACAGTCGTGTTTGGCACAGGTGCGATCCTAAAAGTAGACGCACTGTGTTTTACTACATACTCTGGCGTACCTTGGTTTCCGCTATCTCTCCATTGGGGCAGGCGCTGCTCTAAGAGAGTGGTTGAAAGCGGCTCTAGGTCTTTGCCATCGTAAGAAGCCCAGATAACTTTATGTGCTGACGTTTGTGCAGGGGTATCAAATTCATATTCATATACACCGGCGGGGGTTGTAACTGGGTCTAGTTCTAGTTGGTATGCGCTAGACTTTTCACAGAACTCGATAATAGCCGCGCGTATGGCCGCCTCAGCCATAGTGTCTGTACAGCCTGTTGTGGCTGGTAATACATCAGATAATAAAGTGCTGTAGCTAATTGCCACGTTTTACCCCGCTTTGTTCACATCAATACTTGGTGATGTCAATGCGTCGATTTGACCCTTACCAGTAATAGCTGTTAAGAACAACTGGAAGTGGGTGTTGGCGCGCTGCTGGTTACCGGCGAACTCTGCATCCTTCTGGTATGCCATATAAAGCACGTAATTCAGGACGCTGTTTGCGTATATGTCAGGTATTGATAGGTTTGCACTAGCGTCTTCATCCCAGTAATCTGAGGCATCGCTCGGAGTTTGGTTGGTGTTAGAAGCCTCATCAGTGGCTGTCCAAACTTTGCTGGCGTGAGAAACTTTATTGCCTTGAGTATAAGTCGACGTGTCATCCCACGGAGTTACGTTATCAACTGCGATTACAGTGGACGGGTTAGCAGAGTAAATGATCTCCAGATAAGTCCCTTCATCCACGTCGCCCGTTTGATTGTCATCAACCGTCGCCCCGGGGTACACATAAAAATTACGTGGGTTTGAGTCGTCGTATACATAATGTTGAACGACATTTGTGTGGGTTGCCGCACCGGTTACTACCGGGTCATGCCACTCTGGCGTCTGAGCATCTAATACTTCGCCGCTTACAAGCCGTACTGCCTTTGCGCCAACAAAACCCGAGCCCGGGTTTCTCATATTTCTAACCACTTTGAGAAGTCTATTCCCGTCATTGGGTATAGTTTGCTTGGTCCCAGCAACTAGGGTGATTCTTGTATTTTGAGCTGATGCATCAGGCTTAAGAAGGGCTATTTCTCTTTGCGCGTCATTGACCCACAGCACAAGCTCGTCGTCTATAGGCCACCGGACGCCTGTTGTGTCTTGGAGGACCCTTTGCACTCTATCAATTACGCTATTTACTGAAACTGCCATAATTTTTTACCTATGAATTAAGTACGGCTTCCCAAGCTTCATCTCTTTCTGTTGCAGAGACAGAACGACCTAATAATGCGTTCACTACTGCTGCCTTTGGGGCGCCATTAGTTTTGAAGTTATTAGGGTCACCTTCATCAATTAACCTTTCTAACGCGGTGACGAGTTCTGCGTCTGGCCCAGATTCTGGCTCTGGCTCAGCTATAACAACCTCTTCGAAAACAGCCTCTTCAACGTCGTCTATTTCGCCTTTATATACTCTTGCGCCCTTAGTCAGGGCTGTCTGGACAGCCAAATCTGTCGGAAGTTCGGTAGGTGTGCCGGGGTTTAAACCCCACGTAGTACCATCTGAACAAATAACCAGCATACTTGTGTCACTAATAATCTTCATGATTACATATCCTATTTAGTTTTGGTGTTGTACTTCTTGCCGTTCCAAGTGAACGTTTTGTAACCCTGTTTCTTTGCTGAAGCGAAAGCTGATCTAAAGCTCTTCGCTGCCGCAGATTTTTTCTTGTACGTTTTGTACGTACCCGCTTTTGTCTGAACGCCGCCTGTTACGTCTCTCTTAAGACTTAGAGCGCGGGCTCTTGGGTTCGGATTAGTGCGGCCCGGGGCTGCGTCAAAGTCACGGTTAGTGGCGGTATTAACACTGCTTCTTGAAGCACGACCGCGTGGGTTTGGACTAGTACGAGTCGTAGCGGTAGCTGCTGACTTAGCCGCTCGCGCTTTACGTTTGCTCGCTGCTGTTACTCTTGTTCGTGTTTTAGCTGGCTCCTTCGCAGGCACTTTTTTACGTTTGCTTGCTGTTGCTGCCTTTACGCCTCTGCGTTTTGCCGCTCTTGCGGCGCGTGGGTTAGGGTATCTTGCTACGACTGGCATATCTCATCTCCAAAAACAAGCCCCCCGAGGAGGGCTATTTATTAACCAATAATTACGGATAAAGTTAGGGTGCCAGCAGCAGCTGTAGCAGCGGCTACAGCAACCGTAGCTGTAACTGTCCCATCGGCGGGGAAAGTTAGGCCCTTTATAGCGCCTTCAGACACGAGGCCTCGACCGGCAACTGTGCCGCCGTCAACAAACGCATCAGCGTCTGTTTCTTGGTCGTCGCCTGTGCCATAGTCGTACCCAACATCAAAACTAAGAGCCTGAGTTCCGTTTGTATCTAGTGAAGTACTAGAAACTAGAGAAACGCCGAGTATTCTCTCGCCTTTTTTTACAGTTACAAAGTTAAGAACGTCGGCGGCCGCTAGGTCTGTGCCAACCGCGATCTCTCCACTTCGCACGCCTACGTCCCCTTGCGGGAAAGGGGTGTATAGCGAGTTGCTTGTTAAATCGCCTGAGTTAAGTGTAGCCATTTCGATATCTCCAAAAAATGCCCCCTCGAGGTGAGGGGGCGTAAGTTAGTTACATTGCACAGTCAACTGCAATTACACCGAAATCTTCAGTAGTACCTGAAACGTCAGTGTTGTACTTAGGCTTGCGTAGACCAAAGATCTTGCCTACAGAGATACCTGACTGGTTACCATAGTCGAAAGTATCTTCGGTCATTTCTGGTAGGCCAATATCAGCCATAGCAAGAGCCTGAGCACCACAGAACAATGCGCGACCACCTGAAACGTTAGCGCCTGAGCCCCATTTAGTACCACCAGCGTTGTTATAAACGTGGCGGAATTCATGGATCATCACGCCATCAACCATCAGGCTAGAAGAACCGGCGAACAGTTGGTTAGAAGCACCGCGAACGCCAGCGTTACGAACGTTAGCGATGAAGTCAGCATCTAACTTCAGAGAAGCCATCATTTGTGGAGTTACGAACATATGGAAGACTTCTTGGTTACCAGTGCCACGGATACCGCGGATGTACTGATCCTTCGCATATGCTTTCAACTTAACGATTGCTGCATAAGTAAGGGTGTCAGTAGCGACCATGTTACCCTGCGCAACAGCAGCTGCGTCGTCTGCTTTTACAACGAGGTCAGTACTAGTGATTACGCCACTTGATACGGTGTTATCAATACGTACAAGACGGTTGTCACTTGGGCCAGAAACGTCGCTGGCGAACTCTAAATCAAGCAGTTCATGGCCAGCGTTAGCGCTAGTTGCTCTATCACCACCATTGTTTTTCTTGTCGAAAGTAACACCAGACAGGGTCAAGAATGGTAACTGGTCGATACGGTCAGACATTGTGTAAGCAAGAGCGTCGCGAGATTGCTCACGGAAGTTAACAAC